CTTCAAAATGGCACAGCACACCTGGCCATCGTAACTTTCCCCTTTCTGATGGCCGCAGGTGCCGTATTCACTGCCGCAGACGGAGCAAACTGCCATTCCCATGGCGCAGCCCACAGACACTTCCTTTTTAATGCCCGCATCAATGTCCGCAATGATCTCATCATTGCTTCCGCCCCGGCGGATGTAAGCCCATGCCTTGATAAAGCTGATGCCTTTTTCCTTCACTACCTGGGTTTCAAAGATCCGGGCCACCTGATTTTCACTGCTCCATTTATGATCCACAATCCCGGTTTTCCCGATGAAGAGCTTTGCCAAAGCCGGCAGTGCTGCCGTGTCAAACCGCTCCTGATCCCGGTCTACCTGATCGTCGCACAGCCGCACAGAGAATACATATACCTGATCCGCTGTCAGCTGCGTTTTTGCCTGGGCGTTGATGGCCTCCAGCTGTACGGCTGTGGGCATTCCGCTGGTTGCCGCCTCCGCCGCTTTCTTTACCTGCATTTTCTTCCTCCTTTACAATTTAAGAACCTGTTTCCAGGCTGTCATGACCCAGATCCCGCACTTTCGCCTCTGCCCTGTATTTTGCTGCCTGAGCCAGATACATCTGCGCCTGAGCCTGCTGCTGAATATCCTGCAGGCTGATGTCATCCCAATGGATCTCCAGCCGGTTGTCCAGTCCTTCCAGCGCAAGAAAGGTCTGGCATATTTTCCGCATGGCAGGCTCTACGGTCCTGCGCAGAGCCCAAAGCTCCGAGGTCAGCAAATCCGCCTGCTGGGTACTCATCCGCTCAGTGGTACTCCAGCTTAATCCCAGCAAAAATGGCGGAAGCCCGGTTTTTGCCACCAGCTGTTCCAGAATTTGCCTGACAGGAATTTCCGAATCCAAAATCGGTGCTTCTCCGCCAATGACTTTGATCTCCATATCGCCCACGGCCACAAAATCCCGGACCGTTCCGTTTTTGCTGTCCTCCATGGCCTTGGCCCATTCCGTCGCCACCGCTCTGCCCCGTTCCTGGGCTGTTGCCGGGTCCAGATCCTCTGTGCCCTTGCACACCACACTGTAGCGCAGATTTCCTGCCCGTTCCCAGTTGCTGCCAATGGTGTTGTAAATCTTCAGGAGAATATCCGCCAGAAAGGGCATTCCCCGGAACATGCTGACACCATAAGGATGCCCCGGCTCCGGATTCATGGTAGTAAACAGCAGCAGATGCTGATAAGGCAGGGGCCGCAGCAATCCGTGGGCATCATGGCCCCACAGCACCGTTTCCAAAGGACTCTCTCCTTCCTGGGCTTCCAATGCTGTCACATCTCCCCAGCAGACTGCCCGCAGCCGTCCCCCTGCCACTACCAGTTCTCCCACAGCCCGGCCATAGGTCAGCAAACTATCCAAATAGCCGCTCAAAAAGCTTTCAATTCCCATCTGTCCCCGGCCACAGGGCATCATTTTCAAAAAATCATTGAGTCTCAGCTGGGATTGTGCGTCCTTGCACTTCACCTGAAATCCACCGCACAACCGCACCATTTTGGCCACTGCTGCATCCAGCATCGGCAGTGCCTCCCGCATTTGTCGGTAGATTTGCTCCTCTCCGGTTCCCAAAGGGGTAAACCCCTTCATAATGCCGAAGGGATGAGTATTTCCACTGCGCAGCTGGCAAACTGCTGCCATCCCCGCCGCTTCCTTTTTCTTCCGTTTCACACCCGTTCTCCTTTCCAAAAATTTCTGATTTTCTCATTTATCTCCGCCGCTCCACCGCACAGGCCGCAAATCCTCCGCCGGTTTCCCCCAGAACCGTGGATACAAAATACCGCATATCATCCATGGCGTGATCATGTTCTTTTCGAACCCGTTCCACCGGGCTGTCCAGGTCCCATACATATTCCTCAATCTCCCGCAAACAGTCCTGACAGCCATCGCAGATCACAATTCTTCTTTCCTTCAGGCAATCCGAAGTAAGCCGAATCCCACTGAGTACCTCATTTTTGGCCTTCTGTACCCGCCACCCCCTTCGCCGGAGAACTTCCATAAAACTGGCCGCCGAAGGGTCTACGATCACAGCCGTGATCGTCCGTTCCCCTGCCAGCTTTTCCAGTGCAGAGGCATACTCCTCATCTGTCATCTGGTGCTTTTGCTGCCGGGAATCGAAATAGAATTCCTTCACCCGGTACCAAACCCCTGCTTTTCTCCCCCATAACCCCATAGAGGTGGGATTCACCGTGCCATAATCGCAGGAGATATACCATTTGTCGCAGAATTCCGGTACTTTGCCCACCATCTCCTCTGTAAAGAAATCGTAAACCCGTCCCTCCGCCTGAACCCATTCTCCCAGGATATACCGCCGGTAAAAGGTACCTGTATACAGTTTTCGGTACCGGTTGCGGATTTTCTCCGTCAGGGAAGGATTGTCCTCCATGGTAAAGCGTAACCGCAGACAATTCCGCTGCTCTCCTTCCTGAATCCATTCCCTGTAAAGCCAGTGTCCCGGTCCGGCCGGATTGCAGTTGAACCACAGCCGGCTCCCTTCCACCGAACACCGGGCGCAGGCCTGCTCCACAAAGCTTCTTGGCATCAGTGCTGCCTCATCCAGCAATACTCCCGCGAACGTGATGCCCTGAATCAGGCTGGCAGAACTTTCATCCTTTCCGCCAAAAATGTAAAACCGGTTCTCATGGCCCAGTAACCGCACTGTCAGCAGATTGTCCGTCCTGCTTTCCTTCCAGCTTCCTCCCAGCCGTTCCAGTCTGGGCAACACCTCCGTCAGAACATTTCTGCGCAGGGAACCAATGGTCTTTCCGCAGATGCCAAAGTTCTTTCCGTCAAAGCAGCACTGGGCCCACAGGAAAAATCCCAGTCCCATGGCCAGGGTTTTCCCCGACCGGACAGCCCCATCGCAGAGAATCACCTCCTTTTCCCTGTAAGGACTTCCCGGCATCCACCAGGAGAGTACTGTTTTCTGCTTTTCGGAAAATTTTAATCCTGTCATTTTCCCTCGCCACCCTGCATGGCCTGCAGAAACGCATCCAGTTCTGATCGCTCCTCTCCCGCTGTGATCGCCAGCTGTTCCAAAGCCCTTAGCCGGTCAACAAGCCGAATCTCCACAGTGCCTTTGTCATTGCGTTTGATTTCGCTGAGCAAACTCAGGTCCAGTTCCTCCAGACAGGGATGTTCCTCCAGCACCAATCTTACGCAGTCATTGACTCTTCCGAAGGCCAGTTCCGCCAGCCGCCGGGTCACATCCCGTTTCAGAATCTGTCCCTCCCGAATCCGACGCTCCAGTTTTTTGTCCTCCTTCTTTCGTTCCATAGAAACCTCCTTTCACCCATACCGCCAAATGGGTCTAAAGTTGCACGCGGATATGCAACTATGACAAAACTAGACAATAAAAAAATGAGCAGGGAATTTTCCATTCCCTGCTCTTTTAAAATCTGTCTGTAATCGCCCGGATTCCTCTTTCTAAAATCCGTTCCGTATCCGGCCCCAGAATCTCTTCCAGCAACGTGTATTCCGTCAGGCTTCCGTGGGTCACCGCCCAGGCTCCCGCATCCGTTCCCGGTGCGATCAGACCGCCCATGGTACCAAAGGCCCGGACATTTTCTCTTGCGCTGTCCAGAATCTGTCTGACCGCCTCTTCGTTAAACCGTCCTCTGCCCCGAAGATTGCCCACGGTAGACAGTGTCGGCACCCAGACCACATTATTTTCCTTCATTGCCCACAAAGCATCCGAATCCAGATAGGCCCCGTGCTCTACAGAATCCACCTGCGCTTCCGCGGCAGCTTCCACCGTCCGGGCTCCATTGGCATGGGCCATCACGTTCATGCCCTCTTCATGGGCAATGTGGATCAGCTCCCGGATTTCTTCCCCCGGCATTCCTTCTTCACTCAGAACCCCAAACCGGTCAAAATCCATCAGACCGGAGATCATGATTTTGACAAAATCTGCTCCGTCTTCCCGCTGTTGTACCACCAGCCGGGCATAGTCCCGGAAGTTTTCATACTTTCTTCCGATAAACAGTCCATAATGGCCCGCCTTGCACAGATTGGCCAAAGGAGTACGGTAAGTAATGCCGTATTCCGGTGCCAATTCTCTCGCCTTGGCACCAATGCCCCACCGGTCACCACCATCCCGCAGATATCCAAAGCCCAGATCCTGATAAGTTTTCAGAATCCCCCGAATCCAGTCCTCCCGGATTCCTCCGTCATGCCGGTGAATGGATGCTTTCCATTCCAGTCCATCCAGCACCATGTGCATATGGCAGTCATACCGCATTTTCTTCCTCCTCCCTGTTCACATCCATCTTTGATTCCAGAACCAATTCCACCCCCGTCAAAGGATGGCACAATTCCAGACGTTTGGCACAAAGCATCTGACTTTCCAGCCCCATGGTCTGGGATAACGCCAGAGATTCCGCATTTCCATACTGGGGATCTCCCAAAACCGGATGTTCCATATAAGCACAATGCACCCTCAGCTGGTGCGTTCTTCCCGTTACTGGCTCCAGAGCCAGCTTGCAGATTCCATTTCGTCTCTCCAAAACCTGCCAGTTTGTCACCGAGGGTTTCCCCTCCGGTCCCACAAACCGCAGCAGACTGGGCAAGGGCCGCCGGTCAATAGGGGCATCAATAACGCCCTTGTTTTCCTCCATCCAGCCCAGTGTCATCGCATGATAGGTCTTTTTCACCTGGCACTGCTGCAAAAGGGTATGGGTATGGGCATCTTTTGCCAGCAGAACAATACCAAAAGTGTCCCGGTCCAGCCGGGTCAGAGGATGAAACGCGCTTTTCTGCCCGGACTTCTGATAATACCCCAGTACATAGTTGGCCAGCGTCCCCTGGTTTTTCGTCCGGGAAGGGTGAATCAGCATACCCGCCGGCTTGTCCACCGCCAGGATCCAGCCATCCTCATATAGAACAGACAGCGCCCCATCCTCCGCCGGATACTCCGGCTCCGGTTCCTCCATGCATACGGTAATCACATCTCCCGGCGCAACCGGATAATTGGTCCTCTGTGGCATTCCATTGACCCGGATACCATCGCCCCATTTTAACTTGTTCATCAGCGCATAGGAAAGCTTCATTTCTCCCCGCAGAAAAGAGGATAACCGCCCTTCCCGTTGGGCCACCCATTTCAGTTCCATGTTTCACCATCCCAGCAAAAAAGCCCTGCCGGATTAACCAGCAGGGCCTGTTTTCGCGTAATTTACAAATTACAGAGCAGCCTTAGCCTTGGCAACGACAGCAGCGAAAGCAGCGGTGTCCTGGATAGCCATCTCGGACAGGCTCTTGCGGTTCATCTCGATGCCGGCCTTCTTAACG